GTGACCGCATCCGGCTTGACTTCCTGATTGGTCGCATTCTCATCCATCGTCTGAGGCTGCGTGTAGGTAGTCGTCACCGGCTGTGTCTCGGTCTGCCCGTACGTCTGCTGCTGTGTGGTGCTGGTCTTCGACTGAGCGTCCTGCTGTGCTTTCTTCTGCTCATCGGACACAATCGTGTACCGGTTCGCAAGCGCAGTCAGGTCGGGCAGTTTGTCGGTCGGCGAGAAGATATCGAACAACGACGAGCCGATGATCTGACCCGCGTTGCCCATGAACTCCTTGGTGGACGTCGCGGTCACGGTCGCCATCTTCTTCTGATACATGTAGGCGTCAACCTCGGACAGCGAGGCATTGTCGCCCAGCGTGCCCGTGACATCCGCACCCTTGGTATCAGTAGTCGCGCCGACCGCGTGCACCGCGTCCATCATCGACTTACCAGTCTTCATGAGATCACGGACCTGAGTCAGCTGATCCCAGTTCAACACCGCCTCGGGCTTGCCCGTCTCGTTGCGCACGAGCGTAAGGCCGTTCGGGATGTAACCACCTGTGTCGCGGAACACCGAGGTGATACCGCCGACGATGGATTCGGCTCCGTGAATGACACCACCGACCGCGTTCTTGGCGCCGTTGTAAACCGAGGACAGCTTATCACCCAAGAATCCGACAGCACCGCTCGCGACGTTCACCGCCGCATCGCGTGTGGCATCGAGCGCGTGTCCCGGAACCGAGTACCATTCCGGCGGCGGCTTCGGGACGACCGTGTCCATGACCCTGCGGACAGGATTCATGAAGGAGTCAATGATCTCGCGGATCTTATCCTTCAGGAAGTTCTTCTGTGTGTCGGGCGATACTCCGCCTCCCACACCTCCTGAGATGAATGCACCGTCGGCGCCGATCCCGAGGTGGAATCGACCGGGGCGCACCCCGTCCCACTGCGAGGAGTCTGCACCGGCTGCAGGCCCGCCATATGCGACGTTCCCGTGTGAACCACCCGACTCGACGTTCACGGTCGCGTACGGGCCCACACCGGTCAGTGTACCAGCAGTATGTCCACCACCCGGACCACCGGGATCATCGTGCACGCCTACAGAGAAGCCTGCTGCCAGACCCGGCAACCAGGGCTGTCCGCCTGGGAACGACGAAGTCGCCCAACGACGCTGACCCGGGCCACCGAGGATCTTATCGGCAATCATCGACATGTAGCCCGAGCAGTCCTCGAAACCCCACGTGTACGGGTCACCGTTCTTGGACTTCGCGAACGCATGCCCGTCCATCAGCTGATGCTGCCACATTGGCATGATGGCCCCACCGTCAAGGTAACCCGGGACGTTGATAGCACGCAAGAAGCCTGCCATATCGCCGCCTACGGGAGCAGATGCGATTGCGTCAGCAATCCCGTCCGGTGCGCGCTTCAGGCCGTTCACGGCGTCCCAGGAGAACGGTATGCCGAGATCCAGCATGTGACGTAGCGCGTACACCTTGCGCTGACCGCCGAGCGCCCCGACGTCACCCCGATCCATGATATGCTCGTCGCCGGCAAGCAGTGCCGGGATGGTGTCCTTACCGACAGGTCCACGTGTGGCGCCACCGGTCATGAACTTGACAGGCTCGAGAGGCGTCATCTTGTTGAGCCCGGGAAGCCACCCAGCGATCGCGTTCCAGGCCTTCAACAGGCCGTTGTTCCAGACGGTATTGATCACGAAGTTGATCGGGACCGCAACAGCCTTACGAACACCGTCCCAGGCATTCGAGATACCTTGCACAATCGTGCCGAAGAAATCACCGACGGACTTGAGTCCGGCCTTCATCCCTTCCCATGCGGGGGAGATAATATTGTCGATAACCCACTTGATGGCGTTACCCAGGCCATTCCACACCGGCTCGATGATCGTGTGCCAGAACCAGTTGAACACACCAGCCAGGAAGTTGATGTCAGCATTCAGCCCATCCCAGATCTTCTTCAACACATTGTTGTAGACCCAGGAGACGGCAGTGCCGATCCCATTCCAAGCAGCCTCGATAACGTTGTGCCAGAACCAGGTGACGATTCCTGCAATGAAGTTGAAGTCGACCTGCAGGCCCGTCCAGATGGGCTTCAGGATATTCGTGTACACCCACGACACCGCGGCGCCGATACCGTTCCAGGCCGCGACGAAGACATTCTGCCAGAGCCACGTGACTGCGTTCCCGATGACGGTGAACACGTTCATCATCTGATCGCGGAACAGCAGGAATGCTGCAACAACCAGACCCACCGGGCCGAGCACGATCGAGAACCCGAGCGCGAACAGTTTCCAGTGGTCGATGACGAAACCGATGGCGGTGCTGAAGGCGTCGAAGATCGGCTTGAGGAATCCATTCCACACAGCCGAGATGACACTCTTGATGCCGTTCCAAACGCTTTCCCAGATCTTCTGACCGATCTGCGTCTGCGTGAAGAAGTACACCAGCCCGGCGACAAGCGCCGTGATCGCGGTGATGATCAGGAAAATGGGATTAGCTTCCATGATCGCATTGAAGATCGCCTGCGCGGCACCGGCAATTTTCGTAGCCGCCGACCATGCAGTGATAGCGATCGTCTGCGCGGTGATCGCCGCAGTATTGATCAGCCAGAGCCCACCCTGGATTCCGAGCTGTACGCCCGTGGTGATCAGGACTGGCAACAGCAGACCGCCGATCACGGCGGCGATCGTGCCGAACACGCCTTGGTGGTCCGCAATGAAGCCGAAGGTATTCTTGACCCCCGTCGCAAGACCGCCTAGGACGTCACCTAAGCCCTTGAACGTCGCAACGATGACATCACCGCCGAAGTGCGCCAACGGGGTCAATGCGTTGCCTATAGCACCTGCTACGGGGCCGACAGCTTTGGTCAGGCGGTCGACTTCGGTCGTGATCGCACCGAATACCTGCGGGCCCTTGTTGAACACGGGCGACAGGATCGCTGCGCCGAAACGGCCAAGGGCCGCGGTCATGTTCTTCATAGACCCGGAGAACGTCTTACCGCCCTGCTGGGCTGCGCCACCGATGTGGTCCTGGATCACCTTGCGGAACGTCGCCGCGTCAACCTGACCGGACTGCACCATCTTGGACAACTGCTCGCCCGAGACTTTGTACTCATCCTGCAGCCAGGTGAAGATCGGAAGGCCGCGATCCGCGAGCATCTGCAGATCGTCGGTCATTGCCTTGCCGTTGGTCTGGACCTTGTTGAAGATCGAGCCCATGTCCGACAGCGACGAGCCCGCGATGGTCGCCGCGTCGCCGGCAAGAGTGAGGTATTTGGTCAAATCCTGGCCGGGCTTGATACCGGCGGCAACAGCAGTCGCGGCAGCAGTCGCTGCCTCGTCCAGACCGAATGCTGTACCCTTGACCGCCTTGTTGGCGGAATCCATGATGCCGTTGACCTGCTCAGCAGTATTACCCAGGCCGCGCAGTTTCGCCTTCGCATCATCAATCGCCTCGAGTCGGGAGAAGCCCTTGGTGAACGCGATCCCCAGACCAGTCGCCGCCAGGGCAACCGGGGCCATCGCAGTCTTGCCAAGGACGCTCCCGAACATCGAGCCGAACTTGGAGCCGGAACTACCACCACTCTTGGCGGCTGCATCCTCCACACCACCAAGAGCCTTATCGACATCTTTAGCGAGAGGAGCGGTATTGCCGCCAATCGAGACAAACGCAGATGCGAGCTCAATTGCTGCCATTATCCTTATCCTTACGCTTGAAGCTTCGCGTACGTTCCTCGGCCGATGAGACCGCAACCCGCTTACGTAGCTGCTCCATCTTCTTCTTGAACTGGTCGATGGGGATAGCCTCGCCGCGCACGCGACGAGCCCGAGGATTGACTCCCGGTCGGGGAATCGGATCGGGTTGCTTCCGACCCTTCTGACCGTCCTTGGTCTTCTGCCAAATCTGAATATTCAAGGCATCGACCGCGGCGGCAAGAAGCATGTTCGTGTTTTCCCATTCCACACGATCGGGGTACATCGCACGGAACAGCGCGGAGTCACGTCCGGACTCCTGCACGAAGACCAGCAGGTCGCGCCAGGTAAACCATTCCTCGCCTACCCAGCGCACCCGCAAGCCAACGTGGATCAGATCAGCCTCTAGAGCCTTACCCTTTTTGGGATCAGCGATAAGGTCTAAGAGGCCGTTGATTCCCCCGTGGTCACCCCGGAATCCTTCTGCCAGGCCTCGAACAAGCCCTGCATGGATTCCTGAGTGGCCTCGTCAATCGTAGCCAGAGTGTCATCGTCGGCGATCGCTTCGAGCAACGCGAAGAACTGCTCCTCCTGAGGCAGCGAGCGATTCTTGCGGATGATCCCGAACTTGATCTGCGCGAACTTGGGCAGCGTGACCTTTTTCTTGATCGGGTCGCCCTCGTCGTCAACGTCAACGGTCAGCGAGTAGTGAAACTTTTCCATGGACACCGGGTTTGTCCTCTCATCATGCACCGGATCACTAAGCCTACCCCGGCAAGAGGTAGACCCGGTGCGCTATCAATTACCGGGGTAGGTTCGGTTCGACTTTCTTGCAAGTCGAGCAGGTGTGGCACGGCTGGCCCGCGTTGGGTCGCCTGCACCACCATGTGCGCTTCAACAGGTCCTCGGGGAGCATCTTGACCAGGTCCGCCTTGGTGTAGCTGAGGATCGGGTATATCAGCCGCGGCTGCTGTCCCGTCATCAATTCCACACTCGTGAGGTAGGACCGATCGTACGTCTCGCCGGCACGAGGATCTGAGAAGTCATCCTTGTTGCGGGGAACGACTATCGTCGTCAGCCCTGACTTCTGGTGCATCAGCACCCCGGCCCAGTAACCCCAGAGGTAGTGATTGCGCGGAATCCGTCGCACTGTACGGAAGTCCACCCCACTCTCTGTATGAGTTATCTGGGCGCGGGGATACTGCTGCTGAATCCAAGCGAGCACCTGAGTGGTCGCCCGATTCTCGTGGATTTGACGGCCTTCCCAGTCAGCGAGCATCACATGATGCGTCCGTGTGGGAAGACCGTCGCGAGCACGCTGCCACAAACAAGCAGTGGAGTCGATACCGCCGCTCAGGAGCAACAGCGTATCCACGTTACTCGCCGCCGCCTTCGCCCTCACCGGTGTCCACGGTGCCCACGGCGATGTACTCCACGACGTTATCGCCGTTGACATCCTCGAAGCATTCCATGGTGACGGTGTACATGATGGTATCCGAGTGGACCTTCTGGATATCATCAATCTCGGTGATCTGGCCGTCGGCGATGCACGTACGGATGAGCGCGTCACCGTCATACACGTCGATAACCCAGGTCGCGTGAGGCGACTGCTTCTTGTTCTTGTGGACCACGATCTCGTTGGGATCCTCAGAGGTACCAACCTGAACGTTGTCCTCGCCGTAGACCGACTTCAGAACGTCCGCATTGATGGACTCCAGGAACGCGAACTTGACGGTCACCGAGTAGTCGTTCTGCACCACCTTGACGGTAGTACCACCGAACGCCTTTTTCTTGTCGGTGTCGCGCTTCTCGGACTGGGTGAACCCATCCTCACCGATGAAGCCCTGGTCCACGAAGGTCGCGACGATCTCAGTGCGAGCCGACGCGGGAAGAGCGGTGCCGAGCGGCGCGCGCAACAGCGCACCGGTGGCCTTGGGCATTGCGGCAAACACATTGCCAACAGTCGAAGCCATGATCTTTCCTTTCAGTTCATGGTATATGTTCCGGTGAATTGCCACCGACGGCGGCCCGGAACTGCCGGATTGTCATACTCTTGGGGTCCGCCCTCAAGGGAGAACGCCCGAAACTGCACAGGCCCATATCGCGTGAACTGCGCGGACTTGAGGACAGAGAGCAGGAGCTCCGAAAGTTCCTCAGCGCCACCCGTGTCGCTCGAGTAGCAGTCGAACACGAAACGGGGATTGTTGATGGTCCCGTTCGCGCTGTCGGTGCCTCCCACACGCTGAACAACGATGAACTGCGTTGGATACTTCGAAGGCACGTCGCCCGAGACCGGCACTGTCGGCATCTTCAACTTCAAGAGCTGAATCATGTTCTTCAGTGCCGGCGGGAATGCAGGATATTCAGCTACGCCCAGCATCGAGACTCCTTTGGAGTGTGGCGTTCTTGGCGTTGTCGTGCTGCGCTGCTTCAGAAGCAGTGATCACGGTCGTACGCCACCGGCCCTGAGGCCGTTTCGCGCCCTGCTGAGACGATGTCTTGTACCCATCATCCCCGAGACCGCTTTGACGATTCGCCTCGTCGGCGATCTTCTTGGCGATCTGATTCTCGAGAGCAACCAGCGCCGGCGCGCGACGGATCGCGTAGAAGCCGGCATTGTTAAGTTTGTAGTTCTTAGCCATTGATCCGCCTCAGACTCAATCGTCCTCCCGGATGCCATCCGAAAGGATTACCGTCGGCAGTTTCAGCAAGGCCAATTACCTCGTACAGTTGGTCGGGGTCACGACCGGGCAGGCGCGGTAGCTTGAACCGATCTCGCTCATCCACACCTGAGAATGAATTCGGGATGAGGAGGACACAGTCGACAACCAGTCGATTATGCCCTGCCTCCATGGGCTCGGTCGTGACGGGGAATCGCACCCCGTACACCATCTTGTCCACTCCCTCGGCCCACGACTCAATGTCGTTGCCGTAATCATCCTGGCCTGACCCGTTGAACTTGAGGTAGACGACAGGATACCGGGGCTTCAGCGAACCCATAGAGGCCGCCCATCCTCAGTGAGTTCTGCACCGCAGTCGCAGAGCGTACCACCGAAGTTGATGGAGCACCATGCTGCGTGTTCTACCACACAACCCTCGACAACCGGTCCCGTCGGGATCGTGGTCGCCTTAGGAGTAGTGGAGATGTCCGAGCACAGCTTCTGAAGATCCCGGATCTCGTCAGGGCGGAACAACCCGCCACTGTAGCCGGAAAGCGATTCGGAATACTCCCCGGCTGCACGTTGGGTTACACCGCCTGACCCCGTGTCCGACCACCGTAGAACGATCGTGCGGATTACACCCTTGACGAACTGAGTATCTTCATACTCGTCGTCGGATTCCTCCTCGGACCATTCCTTGGTGCGCAGACACGGCGCGAGTTTAGTTGCCCGACTCCAGATCGTAGAGATCATCGCCGTAGCGACATCCTCCGGAATCTCAGAGTCGAACAACTGCACCTCGGCTGCGGTCAGCGGTGCGGGCATTACTCGCCGCCCTCACCGGAGCCACCGTCCAGATCGACGGTGTACTTGGTGAAGCGCGACAGGTCGCGGATCGCCCAGCCGAAGATAACCTCAGCCAGGTACGCAACAGCGTTGCGCCGCTGCAGGTCGCCGTTGCCGAACGGGTCGCCGTACTCGATCTTCTTGACGCCGATCTGCAGGACGTAGCCGAACTTCAGCGAGTCCCAGTCACCGCCGATCGCACGGATACCGGTATCGACCGAGGAATCAACCTGGCCGGAGACACCCTTCGAGATCGCCGTGGGCTGGCCCTCAAAGTTGGTCAGGCCCTGGTTCACCATGGTCAGCTCCGGGTGCAGACGACGTCCGTTGACATCGCGCGCAGTCGCGAGCGTGTAGACCAGGCGGGGATCCATGGCGAAGCCGGTGAAGTCACCGTCCGAACCATTCACCACCAGACCGTAGCCGTCCCACAGCAGCTTGTCGATGCCGCCCAGATTCGCCGCAGGCGGAGTATCGAGAGCGACCACGTTGGTCGTCTGCGACAGGTACTCGTGGCCCTGAGTCAGCGCGGCGCCGTTGGACGCCTGACGGTAGTGCAGAATCGCCAAGTCGATCTGACGAGCCAGCGCGCCACCCATTTCCTCCTCCATGAGACCCAGCACACCGGCGGGGTTGGTCATGATGGCTTCCATGGAGAACTCGAGACCGACCACAGCCTTGATCGGCTTCACGGTCTTCGAGCCGACCTGCAGGTCGCTGTCCGGCTTGTTCTCGTTCTCGCCAACGATCGAGGCGGCGGGCCGCTTGGTGAGAATCGGGAAGGTATTCTCACCCAGGATCATGGGCTTGGAGGTCGCCAGGGTCGGGATGATGGACTTCGCGGTCGCATCCTTCCAGATCTCAGACGAGATGGACTTGGGCAGGAGGGCGGATCCACCCGAACCTGCGGCGAGGCCGTCGCCACTCGCGGTGGAGAGCTTGGTAGCCATTAGCCTTTCCTTTCTTATTCACCGAACCCGAGAATGCTCAACGCGCGGTCGGCATCGTCGGATCCATTGTTGTCACCACTGGACTCTTTGCCCAGGTGGCTATCAGGCTGAGGCCGGCGAGGCGCATTCTGCTCACCCACGAACTGCTTGAGCTGTTCGGCAGATTCACGCATGCTCTTCTCATCGGTACCGGCGATGAGCGAGACAGGAATGGCGGGGCCATCCTTCGAGAACTCATCGGCGATCTTCTGGCGGAGCGCAGCCTGCTCGTTCGCAGTCTTGAGCGACGTAAGCTCAGCCTGCGTCTGCTCGTACTTGCGCTGCCATTTCTCGGCATCCTTCAGCTTGGAGTCATCCTCCGCCTGCTTCGCATCTTTCAGCGCCTGCAGTTCTTTCCGAAGGTTGCGGTTCTCATCGCGCTCGGCGCGCAGAGCCCGCATACCACCTTCGCCGAGCTCCTCGTCGTCAGTGGTCTTCTTGCCGTCCTCAGCCATTTTCTTCCTCCATCGCGGATTCTTCCCGGGCCTCGTTCCCAGAAAGCTCAAGTCCCTCGAACAGTTGAGGGTCTGATACGGGTGTGGCATAGGTTACCTCACCCGAGTTCTTGTTGACGAACGGTGTGAGCTTGTCGAACTCCGAAGCCTCGAACTCTTCAGTCCCAGGTTCGAAGATCGACTCCCTCTCGATCGCCCAGTATTCATTGCTCTCCCCGAGGATGCCTGAAACGATCCACACATCGTCAGGGGGAACTTGGTTCAAAGCCTGATCAGCGGAAATCATTCCTTGAACACCTTTCTTCGAGTCATGGTCGCCCATTTCGGCTCGAGATCGTCCGTGCGCATGAACCACGGAGTATTATTGGGATTAGTCCAGTCGAGGCGCGCAGCGTAGTTGTTGCGCACCGCGGATGAACCTGCAGTCGGGTACGTGTCAGTCTGGGCTTCCACCCAAAACACGCCTTTCTGCACCTTCCCGGTCTTGTTGTTGCGCACGTTCTGAACCTCGTAGTTCCAGATATGCGCACCGCCCGTTTTCCAGGAGCCGGAGATGAACCCGCGTGCACCAACAGGCTGCTCGAGGATCTTCTGAGTCATCGTGTCAACGTCTCGAGCAATCCCCTGAGTCTTGTGCCCATTCCCGACCGGCTCCCACATATCGCGGATCGCCTGATTGGTGAAGCTGGTCTTAGCCGGGTTCGGATTGCCCAACGCCACGACATCATATCCTCGGCGGCGAAGTTCATATGCCATCACCACACGCTGACAGTTGACGAGGTAATCCTGGTGGCGATGTCCTGCGCGATCTGCCGGGTTTGCACCGTCACGCGCTTTCTGCATCCCCATCGGCCTGCCCTCGACGGGCATCCCGCGGATCTTTTCCTTGGGCGTGAGCGGCGCCTCGACCGCCCCCTGTTTCTTCAGTGCAGCACGGCGGCGAGCGCGTTCCCGCTTCTTCTCCTCAGGAGACATGCGGCGGTATGCTTCATCGTCATACTTAGTCGAAGGAGACGGCTTAGGCGTGGGCTCCGGTGAAGGCTTCGGCTTGACGACCGGTGCCTTCTTCTGATCAGCCAGCCGACGTCTCGCACGTTCCTTCTTCTGCTCAGCGGGTGTCATCTTCAAGTACGCATCATCGGTGTACTTCCGAGCACCCGCTGCCAGATCCGGGGAGATCATGTCATCCCAGGCCCGCAAGATATCCTGAGGATCACCAGACCCTGCAGCCTTACGCGCAGCCTTGTATTCGTCCTCCCACTGCTGCGTGTATTCCGGCAAGGTGTACGACTGTCCCGGACGCACCGGCACTGCGAGGCAGTGGCAGTGATCGTGGAAACGATCGGTCCCACCGAGCGCAGTCTGCGCCGAGTGGTACACTGCCCCGCGGATCGCCATCATGCGACAGAACGGGCAGGCGTTCTCACGGGCCCTACGTGCCCACCTCGCGCCTTTTTCGCGCTTGCTCGAGGAGATGACCGTATTGCGCAATCCGCCGTACGTACGCCGCTCTGAGGATCCCAGAAGGAGCTCCAGGCCGGTGACCGCGTCGCCCGTTGACATCGCCCACCGCGCAGATGCCTTCAACATCTCCTCGGGGAGCGACGGTGCGGGCTTCGCGATCGCTGTCTTGCCGGCGGCGTCGTAATACTCCACACCCAACTGGGCTGCGGTGTCGTACGCCGACCCGGCGATATCCGCATAGGCGTCTTGCATGTACTCCCAGAACTCGACATCAGCCAGCGTTCTGTTGTACCCCTGCCACGCCTGCGTTAGCGCCTGACCCGTTCGGCTGCTGAGCTGTTGCATCAGATCCAGCACTTGCGTTTCCACCCGGTTCACCTCCCGCCTGCTGCTGTTGCATCAGCATCTGACGGAACGTCGCCTTGTTGCGGTCCTTCTGCAACTGGCGCTGTTCGCCCTTGGTCAACCCGACCATATCCCATGTGACCGACGAGTCGGCCGGGAGGATCGGGTTCTGACCCTGAGTCAACTTCACCGCACGGTCAGCGTCTGCTGCCTTCGTCGGTGTGGACGGGTCACGCCACTGAATCTCGATATCCTTGGCGTCGGGAATGGTCAGCCCCTGCATGAGTCCGACAATGCGGCATAGTTCGCGGTACCCGTTGGTCCACGACGTCTGCCGGCGCTCAGCTCGCTTAATGAGTCGACCCTCGAGCGCCCGGATCGAATCAGCGCTTGGCGGGTTGTCAGTGACGAACCCGAACATGCTGGGCGGAACACCGCCCTCAGCGGAAACCATCAACGCCATCTTCTCGAGCTGCTCGAAGTACGGCCCCGGCGGATTCGACGGGAACTGCCCGACCTTAGGCAACCCGTCAGAATTCGGGAACCGCTCCATCAGCTCTTCATCGCGTTCCAGGTTCCAGAGAGAACCTAGCACCGCGCGCCAGCCGGGAATCGGCAGGCCATTCGCATCAGTGAACGAGTCCTCCTTGGCACCCAGCACATAACGCTGAGGCGCGGAGTTGATCTCGCGGTTCACCTCAGCAGACAGCAACGTACGAACCGCCGCATCGGTCAGCGATCGGATCGAGCGCGTGATCTCGGTCTTGCCCTGAGTACGCCCGGCACGCCCGCGATTGGCGAGGCGAACCATCGGAACACGGTGCAGGTTGTGGCGATCCGACTCGACCGAACGCCACGGTGCACCGATACCCTTGCGGTTGTAGTGGATCGTCACATCAGGCTCATACACCCAGACATCGGTGATGTCGTGCGAGTCATCGTTACGCTCGTAGCCGAACCCGACGTCCAGGCGGCGAGTACGACGATTCCACACACCCGAGGTGTTCTTCGCCGACTCAGCGGTGATGATCTCGCCAGGCTCACCATCTGCACCCGTGTGGACGGCCATGAAGCCAACGCCGTAGAGCAACGTGTCGATATGGCATAGGCCCGACTCGTACTCCATGTCGTTGTTCTCGTAGACCGACTCCATGTCGATCTCGTCGCAGTTCCAGCCCAGGAAGTCCAAACGTTCCTCGAGCACGTCGATGACGATAGCCGGCCAGCCCACAACCATACGCAGTCGCTGAATCAGCGGGCCCATCGCCGCGTTGCGCAGCAGCGGGAAATGCCTATCGCCGTCGTAGTACCCGTCAATCAGGTGATTGATAGAGTGGTGCTTCTCGACAGCCGTAATCAACTTCTCCGGAGAGTAATCGCCGGTTATCACGAGATCACCACCCTTCCCTTACGAGCCCCGACAGTCATGAGGCGATTTTCTGTGCGCACGCCGGCGGCGATTGCATCGGTACGAGCCTTATACGCGATCGTGGCGGCGTACGCGCCGTCGATCTTGTCAGGCGAGTCCGGATACTGCTTGTAGATCAGATACCCGAACCGAGTCTTGCGCATTCGCGCATTGAGTAGATGCCGATAGAGAATCGGTGACCCATCGAACAATGCCTCATGATTCCGGACTGCCTGTCGCAGGCGTTTGAGGTACTCGGTAACTCGACTGTCCTTGCCGCGAGGCCATGCGGCGATGGGGAAGTTCTGTGAGGCCTTCACCTTCAGACGCCTTCCGTATTTTGCTTCCCAGCGCGCAACCTGCTCGGTCCATCCCGAGGGGTCAGCGTAGAAGCCGACGACGTTGTATCGCTCGAACGCCATCTGGACATATAGATCCACTTCGAAGAGAGGCGGCAGCCAGTCTTTCTCACCAGGCTTCGCCTGCCAGATGCGGATCTCGAATATCGCCCCGTCTTCCACACGACACGCTACGAGCGCTGTCGCGTCGGGGTTTCCCTTGGTCCTACCTTGCGACCCATCGAAACCGAGTACGATCACATCGCCGTCAGTGAGCGGGCGAAGGTCTTTCGGTGTGCAGGCCTGAACATCGGTCCGGTTCAACCAGGCATCGCTCGCCGATGCGATCTGGTTCAGGTAGTCGGACCGTGCCATCTGAGGATCCATCTCAGGATCCCAGATCGTGCGGATGTTGCGCTCCAAGTCAGCGTGCCCTGGAGGACATGGCGGATCGTGTATGACACATCCCCGAGGATCGGCGCTAGAGTCGCCGTACGCGACCCTCAGACCCTCTAGAAGGGAGTCGTGCTCCGACATGTCGGTCGTTGGCGGCGCCTCCCGGTGGTCGTACAGCAGACCCTCGTCCTTAGCACGTCCCTCGCGGATATCCTGGTAGTACTTCGCCGATCCTTCAGCGACGGACGAGTCGCCAGGCATGTATGCGTTCGGCGATTCGATCGAGGTTCCGCCGATCTTGCCGACGTTCGATCGAATGACGTTCGCGAGTTTCACACCACCGTTGGACGGGATCCACTCCTCGGTCTGATCGAGGGAGGCGAATACTGACGGCGCGCCTTTCACACCCCGTGCAGACGAGGTGATGCGTTCGATCTTTCCCCAGCCAAGGTCCACATACGAGTCGTACGGGACAGCAAGGTAATGTTCATGCACAGGGGCGCGTTCATCGAGCATATCCATCATCGGGGACCAGGTGTTGTCGGTCTGGTCCTCGTTGACCGCGGCGATGTGCACGAGCGGTTTGCGGATGGTCTTCCAGGGCTTCCCGACGGGTTGCCCATCAGCGTCCCAGCCGTCGAATACGACCGGGCCGAGCGCTTCGCCGATGGCGATCGCTCCGAGCAGCGGTGATTTCCCCCAGCCACGCGGTCGACCGATCACACCTCGATAGTAGAGGCGTCGGCCAGTGCGTGGATCGAGCGAATACCACTGTAGGATGAAATCTTCCTGCTCGGTATACAACTCGAAGGGCTTGTAGTCCATCACACCCGGCGTCGATAGCATCTCGCGATACCAGTCGATCATGGCGAACCCGAGCGTCGGGACTTCGCCGTCGAATGATGGTTTCCAGGGCATTACTCAGCCTTTCGCAGGCCTCCTCTGCGCTCGCGCGCATTTCCATTGGTTTTCGGTGGAGGGGTATTGGATTTCATCTCGGCCTGGTCAGCGGTCGCGAACACAATTCGCAGCCGGGCGCGATCTTCGCGAGTCGCACCATGCCGAGCCATACGGAGTCGCAGTTCCCCGGCAGCCTTATATTCTCCCCGCCACAATCTGCCATGAATTGTCGCGCAGTCGAGCAAATCCAGCCAGTCGGAATTCCGATAATCCTCCGTCAGCGGATCATGAGTCCAGGAATGCCACCACCGGCGAGTCATATCCGGCCAGTCATCCCCATCAGGCATAAATTCCGGCAGTGGAGGAGCTTCAGCCGTCTCCGACGTCACCACACGCATAGAGGCCTTGCGGTCCCGCGCGGAGGTCTTATTAGCCAGCTGATCTGCGTCTTTAGGTCTTGGGCCAGGCATGATGCCTCCTTTCGTCAACTCCGTCAGAACTTATACGTTGGCTCAGCGACA